GCATTACTGGAACCGAATGCTAAATATACTATTTAAATATGAAAGGGTGATTATTTTGAGAAATACAAGATGTCCCTTTTGTCCGAAAATATTCAATGACAAACACAAGTTTTGTCGTCATATAGCGAAGATGCATAATGACCAGGTACCCGAAGAATGTGAAGGTCTTGAGTGGGCCTATTCACTGTTGGTTGGTAAACCAACTGGTCGGTTGTGTGTTCAATGTCATAAGAACCCAGTTCACTTCAATAAAGAGACTTTGAAGTATGAAAGATACTGTTCTGACAAATGTAAAGCAGCGTATGCACAAGACTTCCATGATCATAGAATGGTGGACAAGTACGGTGTACCACATCTGTTGAATGATGCCGATATGCAACGTAAAATGATTTTCAATCATGCTCAAGCAAAAGATTTCATATGGGATTCTGAGCACAAGTTCAGAATCATCGGATCATATGAAGAAGATTTCTTAAGACATTTGAAAGAACTTGACTGGTCTCCTAATGACGTAATCTGCCCATCACCACACAATTACTATTACAAGTGGAAGGATGGATCCACACATCTCTACATACCGGATTTTTATATTCCTTCTTTATCATTGGAAATAGAAATCAAAGAGAGTGATAATACTCATCCCCGAATGGAGCATTCTCGTGAGATTGAATATCTGAAAGATGCTCGTTTAGCATATGAAACACGTAAGTCTGGTATTCATTATCTGAAGATAGTTGATAAGAACTATGAAGAATTCGATAGAGAATATGTCAAGTCCGATAATAACAGACCCGAATAAATTTGGTAGGAGGTGAATATAATGAATTTATCAATCATAAATGAATGCATGATGAATACACAAGAAGATGTTTTCGTTGCAAATGATAATGTGTATCTTAAACAGCAGATGATTCTTGAATATACCGACGATCTTAGTATATTCCAAGAAGGATTTCTTAAACCATCTGGTTCGCCCGAATTGAATGTGTTTAAGTTTAAAAACAAACACATCATCAAAGCAATCCGTCATTTCAATGAAGCGTTCAAAACAATCCCGATATCAGAAGTGGTAAAGGACAGGTTTAAGAAGACAAAAGAAACCCAGGAACGTGGTAAGCTTGACATCAGAAATGATTATGTTCCTGCAATGGCATATGATCCTGATTTCATTAAAGCTGCACGTGATCATTTTATGAATGCACAAGGTCCTATGGAAAAGGGCTTCCAAGAACTTCAACAGCAGTTTGATTGCAAGTTCAAAATATACATGTCCCCATCACAGGGTACTGGTACAATCATTGCAAAGCTTCCAACAACCGATATCGGAAAACTTTCCATATCAAAAGAGAAAGGCTTTCAGTTGGGTGGTCTTGGTATATCAATCAATATGAATGTAAAACAGATACTTGGATTGATTCCTTCAAAGACCGAGCTATTTGGTCAATCGTTGACTGCGATATTACTTCATGAGATATATCACAACATCGTTCACATGATCGATACACGTAACACAAATCTTCATAATGATATAAAGAAGACTGTCGCTGGTTGTGCAAACGCAAAAGATCGTGATAGCATAGCTCCTAAGATCAAATCTTTCTTTGATAGATTCTTGAAGACATTCAATATTGACAAGGAAAAATTCAATGAACAGCGTGCAATCAATCGTATGTATGTTCTTTCTAAGATTCAAGGTAATGTTGGTGGAATGAAGAAATTCCAGGATGATATCAAAAAAGGTACTGATCCAACATTGAATGAAAAAGAGCTGGATGATTACATCACAACACTTCAAAACATCAGTGCTGTTTTGAATGTTACAAAACATTCTAAGATGGTTGCTACGGTGTGTGTTATACTGATGGCAGCTCTTGGTGCTGCATTTGGTAGTACCGCTGTCATGGTTGCTGGTATTGTCGGTATCGCAATAATGGCACTGGGCATGTTGATGAAAAAGGTAATGTCATTACTAGGTATCAATGTACATGTTCGTGAAGAATACTTCTGTGATTTGTTTGCCGCAATGTATAAACTCCCCGTACATCTGTCATCATTCAACAGACAAATCAAATTGAATGATATCAACAGTGACAAGGTTACTAAGATTCGTGATATCGAACACGAGATGGATAAGAAATCAAAGGATCCGCATCCTCTTACATTTGATAGAGAGGTAACATCTTACAAGGTAGCAAAACAATTACTTGATTCAAAACAGAAGATGAAACCAGAAATCAGAAATTATCTCCAATACATCGTGGATCTTCATGATGGTATTGATAAGATCAATAACCCCGAAGACAAACGTCAAAAGAAAAAGCTTGATCCAGAAGCTGCTAAAGATCTTCAAAAGATGCTTGATGATTTTGTTAAGAAAACTGGTGCACCTGTAACAGAATCATTTGTTGATGAATTTATGGGTGGTGAATATTATGGCTCTTGATACAGTAGGAATTACATTGGATGAAGTCAAGAATAAGTTTCCTAGGAAATTTCAGTCATTGAATTATGATGTTGCTTTGGGTTATGATTCAATGTTCAAACCAAGAGTCCTTTCATCTTTTGAACTCGGTATGAATACAATAATGACATTGTTATTCATGAAACCCGGTCAGTATCCATCAATACCCGAATTGGGTATTGATATTGAATCATACTTATTTGAATATGCGGATGATCCCAAAACAGTAAGTGAGATTCGAGAGAAATTGGCAGACCAATGCAATCGTCTTGAAATATCTGGTATTGATATCGATATCAGAATGGAGAGAACGTCCGAGGATTTACATGCATTGGTCATTGAAATTTCTGGTACTGAGAGATTGGGGTATGGTAACCAAAGTAATCATGTGATTATCGGTATATCATATGACAAGATGAATCGATTATACGTACGAAAATTACCATTATAATGAAAAGGAGCAATTAACCATGAAAGAATCAATATTGATGTCACTTGATACAATCAACGATGTTGTTTGTGAATCAGAGGTAGCTGCAGCAGAAGCATTGCTTGCTGAATATGATAAGGCGCTCGCAATACTCGAATATTCTGAAACAGAACCAGAGCAGTTTGGTATCTTCCAGGAAGGCAAGATCATGGATGACGTTAAGAAACAGGGTGAAGGACAGAGTAAGGTTATGAGAATACTCTCATTTATACCTCGTCTTATAGCCGCACTCTTTAAGGCTATCACTGGTAAGCTTCAGACTGCTGCTAAATCCGCAAAGAATGTCGTTGAAAATACCAAGGGTAAAGATCAGAGTAAAATAAAGACATTTATCGAAGGACTCAAGAAGGGTGATAAGCAAGCTGTTAAGACAGCACTTATTGGTTTAGGTGCTGTAGCTGGTGTTGCTAGTGGTGTTGGTGCTGGTATTGTTATCAAGAAAAAGTTTTCAAAAGATTCAGATTCATTTGATATACTCAACCCAGGTTTATCTGATGAAGATTTCAAAGAACTCAAAAGGATAGTTTATTCCGCCGATACACCAGACACAGATGCTAAGAAAGATGCCGAGAAAGCAATCTCTATTCTCGAAAAGGTTGATTATAGTAAATTAAAACAATCAGAAGAAAAGAAAAAAACTCTTCGTGAAAAAGTTGATAGTTCAATAAAGGCTCTGAAAGAATTTGTATCTGATGAAGAAGCATTAACATCAAATGCTGAGAAAAAGGAAACCTCAAAAACGGAAGAAAAACCATCTACTGACGAAAAGAAGGAACCCAAGACAACAAAGAACGAACCAGAAAGCTCCATCAAATTCCCTGTGAAAATGGATAAAGCGATTGATGATATCATGAAGCAGTATTCCGATCTTCAGAATTCTGGTATTGTGAAACTCATAGACTTCATATATGATCCTAAGATCGGTTTACAGGTTGCTTATAATGGATCAGTATATGGTCTGTGTGGTGTCATTGGTGGTATAGGATATGACATAATGAATCATCCTGATAAGTTGGATAAATTCAAGTCATTCTATAATTCATATTCAGACACGGTTAAGAAGCTTGCAAGTGCTAGATGTAAGACAATGACAGCTGCTATTGCGGCTTGTGCTACAAATAATATCGAATCAAATTCCATCAAGAAAGATCAATTGTGGCCAATCTATAATACTGAAGATATATCTAAGAATGTTAGAGAGTTCAATGATGATACCATCAAACAGTTTAGCTCCTATTTCGATGATATGAAAAACGATGATAATTTGAAAAACAATGCTGAAGCAATTAAAGCTCTCGAAACAATCGCCGATATAGTCAAGCATGTTAATTCCGACATATTGGCTTATATGTCAGCAATCGTTGATATCATCACTAAGTTGGAAGATATCTTTGGATATGAAAAGATGTGGTCACATACTGATGAAAAGGCATGGAAGAGTGTCAGAGAGGTTCATAAATCATGACCGATAAACGTAAAAAGATCGAAGAGATGATTGATAAGACGCTTCTCTGTATGGATCCGACAGGAATTAATGCGAAAAAATATCGCAATACTTTCCAGAAGATGTCAGATGTTCAATTCAAGAAATGGATTGAAGCATTTCTTGCTGATGAGAAGAGTAATATCCGTCTTGACATTGAGGAGTTCGGTGATGGGTCGCGGACTCTTAAATTCGAGAATATTGAAAAGGCTGCGGATTACTTAGGTATTAAACTTTTCGAAAATGTTTATCTCCCACATGTATCAAGTAATCCGAACCGACCCATAAGAACAAAACAGCCAGTGTTGGTTGGTTGGTTAAACATCAAACGTACACAACAATTGGCATCTAAGAAAACAGGACTTGCATTGAGTGATGATAATCGTGATGAAATGACTGGTGCTGTTAAGGGTGATGCTAAGGGTGGTACCATGACAGGTATCGAAAACGAGCTTCTTGCTGGTGTCGGTGGATATGATATATTATCTGAAATATCCGGTGCTCGTGGTGACAATGTCATGGAGTATGATAACATGCTTAAGTCCATTGCCGAGAATGGACAAGTTAAGCTTGCTGACATAAAGACCAATGTGTATGACAAACCAACACTTCTCGCTGCTGATATGTATTTCATGGCTATGGGGTTGAAAACCGATCTCATATCTGAATCGTATTACAGCGTTGAAAAGGTTAAGAAGGTTCTTGATAACCAGTAAGTTCGAATATCAATATAAGAAAGGAAGAAATATCATGAAGGTAAATATTTCTGGTAGAGGTATAATCCCGATAGTAAAAAAGGTAGCACCTGCTTACAATGTAAATATTGATAAGCTCACATGCTACAAGATTCTTGGTTCTAACAATCTCACAGTATTCAGAGCTAGTGATGGTGTAAGAATCACTCGTGCAAATCTCGATGCAATGTTCGTTGAGAAGATGATCTCTGACGAGCCCGTTGTTGAGACACCTGTTGCTACTCCCAAGCCTGTAAAGAAGACAACCAAGAAGGCTGTTAAGAAGGAAGAAGTAGTTAAGGAAGAACCAGTTGCTCCTGTTGAAGAAGCTCCAGTTGAAGCAGTTGTTGAAGAGACAGTTGCTGAAGTTGCTGAAGAAGCACTTCCCGAAATCACTGAAGAGAACATTGATGAGGTAAAGGAAGCTGAGCCTGTTGTTGATGAGACAGAAGAAGTTGCTGACGAGACTGAGGAAGAAAAGCCCCAGTATACAAGTAAGAAAAAGAAGAAGAACCGTAACAACGGTTGATCGTAAGGAGGAGTGATATCATGTTCTTCCTACAAGAACAAGCCTTTTCAGAAGAAGAGGCAAGAGTATTCGTGGAGGCAGTTCATGATCCAGAAAATGCTCCACTGCGTACAATGATAATTGACCCAATTATCAGTATCCTTGAGAAACCTCAAGGTCGTAAGGAATATATCAGGTATGGTAATGAATTCCTGGAGGCTAATTCCGAGATGTTGTCTAAGGAGTTTCCTACCAAACCTGTATCATTCCCAAGATTATATGTTGATGGAATCTTTAAAATGTTTGGCTTTGAACAAAAGTCATTTAAAGAGAATCTCAAACAGATCTTGAAGAGTGTATCAGACAGAACATCATTCCAGACTATTATTGCAAACCCAACAAATGCAATACATTCAATAGTCTTGATGTATTCTGACATGATACAACATAGAGAACTGCGAGATTCAGCTCGTCAACAAATGGGTCTTTCAATATACAATAACGTCTTTAATCATTTCTTTCATCCACCGCATCCTATCGAGTCGACGATGGCTTATGTCTATATGAATCTCGATAACTCTTGGAATCTTGTCAAGAGTGAAAATGTTATAAACTGGATTGGTGGAACCGTTGACACTTCCTTCGCATATTGGCGTGGTAAGATGTCTCTTGATATGTCTGCCTCGATTCTCGTCCAGTTCCTGAATCGTGTCAGATCGTCGTTCCAACAAAACCTACGCTTGCTGGCGAATCAGTATTATGAAAACATGGATAAGGGTAATTTGATTGGTGACGACGTTAATTCGAATGATATGTATCTAGAGACAAATAATACCATAAAAATTCGCGAAGGATTGATTCGACGGATAAATGGTGGAGACCAATTATACAAAGACAAAGGTAATCTGTATGTCGGTATAGCACGTATCAAAAATGTCAAGGTCGATACATTGTATCAGTTTGCACAAGAGATTGATACAAAGGATATTGGTGTGATCATAGATACAATTTTCTATGTATTCATTACCAAGGAAGGAAATACTTTGGATGATATCAATTCAACCAAGTATATTTCTCGTATCACGAATCTTCCCACTGCGATTGATCGTGCTATTGCTGGTAAACCAATTATCATGACATTGTCTAAAAAATACAAAGCAGATGCAAGCATTGTGAAAGCTTATATCTGCTTGGTAGCAACATACATCATGTACCGTATCAATGACGTAAGAAGTTGATACGATCATGTAAAGCATTTGCTTTATATATTATAATATGAAAGGATTGAAAATCTATGAATAACACAAGTACTCGTACTGAGATTCTCGAAGCACTGGAAAATATTGATAGTGTTACAATGGAATCAAGTTTCGATGTAATGTTCACAATGGCCGATTCATATGATAAGGCTGCTGTAATACTTGAGAACTACAATGGTTCTGACCTTTCTGCATTCGCTATCTTCCAGGAGGATGGTGAAGGAGAAAACAAGACTGCTGTTCAGCAGGGTGATGCTTCTGGTGATGTAAATGCTGAAGCTAAGAAGCAGAAGCAGAATATCTTCGTTAAGATATGGAACTTCATCAAGAACATATTCAAGACATTCGGTCAGTGGATTAAGAAATGCTGGAGTGGTGTTACATTTTCTGAAATATATAAGGGATCTGATGAAACAAATAGACTCCTCGATTCTGCTGAAGGCAAGAGTGAGTCTGAATTTGTGACGTTCGTTAAACAGCAGATTGGTATTGATATTTCGGAATTCCTCACATTCGGTGGTGCTGCAATAGGACTTGGTGCTTTGGCATCCGGTATTGCAATGGAGAATCCATTAACCGCAATAGTAGGAGGTCTTATCGGCGTTGGTATGGTAGCTGGTGGTACAAAACTTTGGATGAAGATCCGTTCCACTGATGTCACAACAAACATCAAGGCAGTTGCTATAAACTGGGCTATGAAGACTGTTGTTAGCTTGCTTGTTGCTATTGCAAAAGCTTCCAGTAATCCAGAAGGTCTCAAGAAAGCAAAGCGTTCATTCTTGGATGGTATCAAAAACATGAAGGATCATGAAACATGGAAGGGTGGTTTTGTTACTCCAGATGATCAGCCTGCAACATATACACATCAGGAAATGGTTGATCTCATAAAGATAGCAGTAGAAGATGCTAAACAGCTTGATGATGTTAAAGATTTTAACGTCGATGCTTTTGTGAAAATGGAAGAAACCACTGCCAACGATAGCCAAGCCATAGCAGAAGACAAAGAGATGGCAAAAGAAATATCATTGTGGGGTAAATGTTGGCTCGCTATTCAGAAAGCTTGGAAAGTTGTATACGATTTTCTTACTAAGATAGGTCTCGTAAAGAAAAAGGTTGACGAGGCTATTGAGAATAAGGAAAATACTCCCAAAAACCCCGAAGCGGTGGATACTGAAAAGCAGAACGAAACATCTGCTGAAGCGGAAACAAAACCCGATACTGAGAAGAAGGCTGAAGATGCCAGTGCTCCAGATGACTGGGGTGATGGCGATGACGGATTCAATGAATCAGCAAAGACTGAAGTAGTTGAAGACGACACAACAGTTTCTGAAGCAGCCACATGGTATAACAGATTCTAATTAAGATCACAAAATAAATGGGGTAGCCCATATCGGGCTACCTCAATATTCTATAGAAAGGAAGATGTTTATGGCTTTTCAAAAAAGCACTCAGACAAACAAGTATGAAACTGCTTGTTTTGTCCAGGAAGCACCTGTTAGTTCAGAGCTTCCTGTAAACGGTTATGTCGTAAAGCGTTCTGCTGAAAATCTTCCGTACTGTGAATTCGAATCAACACTCATGACATTCAATGAGTACAATCGTATGCGTCGTCGTTATGATGCTAACAACGTTGCTAGTGTTATAGCTAATGATGAACGTATAAATGATTTGCTTCGTCGTCATCAGTGGAGAGGTGAATGGAACCATCCCAATCCGGATATCAAGGGTCAACAGTATTCTGATATACGTATGACTATTCCGGAGCCTATCAGAACTTCTCACTTTATTGCAAATCCTCGTCTTGAGGGTGATAGATATCGTGGTCACATCATTACACATCCTCGTACTGAATGTGGTAGATCTGTTGCTTCTGAGATAATTGATATCGGTGCGGTTCCATGTTTCTCCGTACGTCTTCTTGGAAATATGATTCCGAATGCTCCTGTTAACCAGCCTAACATGCGTGTATCAAAGGTTATTACTTTTGATATGGTTGACTTCCCGTCACATGCTGGTGCACAGGCTGATATAACTCCTTCTCTTCACATGGAGTCTGTTGTGTTCCTCAAGGAACTCGCAAACTACTGCTGTGAACAGGATGAGAATATGAGAGTTGTATGCGAATCATTCCAGTTCTCGACAGATGAGATCATGGGAATTCAGAACGGTTCAATCGTTGTTGAGCAGGCTGATTCTAAGATTCATATTCCTCTCAGAGGTGATATTCGCAAAGAAGCCCTTTCAATAATAATGGAAGGTGGTTTCTAATATGGCAGAAAACATAATCATCAAACAAGCATATTTTACAAACAATCAAACAGTGATCAATAGTCTGAATGAGTTTTTCTCTTCCGGTTTCAAGACAAAGAATTTTCCTTTTCTTGATGAAGATACAACAATTGATCACGTACTTGAGAAAATCGTAACACGTCTCAATGCTGTTGACCCAACATGGCTTTCTGATGAAGGAAAGTACAATGGTATTATCGAGACAATAAACGAAGGTCTCAAGGGTTTGAATCCTGCAGATGGAATATATCAGTCCATCGTCGATTCAAATAATACAACATTGATTGAAGCAATTGATTCCTATTTGGGATTCAAGACACTTCAATTCATTGCAGATAACTTCCAGGATTTTGGTACATTTGTAAATGGTATCTATACCTTTGAATTATTTACCAAACCTTCTCAGTACGCAAACGTTATGGATCTCTTCTCTCAGCCTATCAAGTTGGAAGAAATTCCCGATCTTGATATTGAAGAGAAAATCTATGATGATGCTGAGTATGTTGATGGTCTGTTGAGTAATGATCTCATTACATTTCCTGAGTCAATGGATGAACAGACTGAAACAGAACGTCTTAACAATCGTCAAGATTTGATGGGTGTTGATATACTCGTTGATGACGCTGTTCAGGAAGCTGCAGAAATCAATTACTTCGTTGATTCTAAACCGGCTCACATGAAGTATTCAACCAAGACGAAGAAGTGGATGGTATCCAACGAATTCGGTAGGGTTGTAAATGATATAGTTGCTGGTCTTCGTAAGTGTGATACATCAGAGGATCTTCAGAAGTTCTTCTCTGATCCTTTCTGGAAGAAGACTACGACTATTGATGTATGTAAGGTAGTTGCACCGTACATACTCGTCAAGGCTCTTACCAATCCTAAGAAATCTTCTAGTAAGATTGATGGTAAGAAGTATACTGATTCATACGCTTCTATCATAAAGCAGAATAAGGGTGCTAAGAGATTCCAGAACTACGATCTTTTCTCAACATTCAAGTCTGACAAGGAAGGAACTATTAAGTTCATTGAGGACTTTATGAAGCTCAACCTTGTTAATGATCCAAATGCTTACATTTCTAACAATACACTTCTCACGTTATTCAATATATTCGATTCAAGAATCTATCTTGATCTCGTTTATAATATAACACCCGAGAATGTAAGAGATGGTAAGACCGAAGATCAGTTCGTTAAGGATGTTCGTGGTAGAATCAATAAGAACTCTCGTACAAAGACTGCTTATTCCAAGGAAGACGCAACTGTTGCTCCTGAGACGGATGATGCTAAACAGGTTCAAGAGTTCGTATCACGCGAACTTGATAAGCTTGGAGATATGTCTATCTCTGATATGATACATTGTGAACATTTCCGTGATCTCGTTCAGAGTGATATCGATAATGTTGACAATGCTATGTACAACGCTGGTCTTTCACAGTTCCTCGTCGAAGAATATATTGGTGAATCATTCTATGATATCAACATGTTCATGGACGGTGTATTCCAGGAAGCTGATATTCGTAAGAAGAGAGAAACAATGCAACAGGGTATTTGTTCTCTTATGGCTAACATGGAAGAGATCGTTAAGATGGATAAGGAACACAGATGGAATGCAAATACATTTGGTTCCAGATATAAGACTTCTGCAGGACTGTTGAATCCTTTGTCATTTCTGTTAACACCAATTGTACCACCGACGAATTTGTCTGGTTCTGCTGAGAATCACACAAATCTTAAACAGGTTTTCCATTCCACCAGAAAAGCTATTAAGGGTAAGCGTGGAAACTTCACACAGGATCAAATTCAAACACTCACACAGTTACATGAGCTTGTTGATAAGCTCTGGGGTTGTGTAAAGATGTTCTGGATTAATCCACGTAACTGGCAGAAAGAGTGGAATCTGTTCAAGAATACAAAGACCCAAAAACGTACCAGAATGATTGCTGACATAGCTCGTCAAATCGTTGCTCTCAAACCCAAGCTCAAGTTCGTTATGGACAACGATAACTTCGTTAATGAGGCTTGGTATGATGGTTCTCCTGATTACATATTCCAGGAAGCAACAACTGAAGACAATCGTAAGAGATTGGTGAAGGCTGTTGATCTTGTAATGCGTGATATGAAGGAAGTCAAAGCATTGGTTGATAAGAACCAGTGGACTAACGCTGCTGCAAAGAGTAAGTTCAAGACACTTCTTTCTACATTCGCTGGTAGAACTGAGCAGTACTGCAATGTCAAGGAAGGAATCAAATATCTGGAAAGAGCAAAGGCTAATGCTGCTGGTGCTCTGACAGATAATGAACAGAGAGTTGTTTTGGATCTTCTTACAAAGCTCAAGGAGATTCAGAAGTGTGCTCGTCGTCTTGGTGTAACCGGTATGGAAATCGGTGCCAACATCAAGGAATCACCTTCTACACATAAGATCGGACAACTTGCTTCTGAAATAGTTGCAATGGAGTCTGAGCTTAAGTTCATAAAGGACGCACCTAAGAAGGAACTTCCCGAAGCAGAGAAACCTGCTTCTGATGAAAAGAAGGAAGACGATGTTAAGACTGAATCATTTGAATATGATATCGATCGTTTTGCTGTTATTATGGAACAGGAAACCGGCGAGATTCCTGAGTACATGAAGACCCGTCTTAAGATGACTGACAATATCGGCGGTACTGTTACTCCGGCTGGTATTCCTTCAGGCATTCCTCAGAATCCAATTCCCGATCTCGCAGACTCTATCGACACAAAGGTCAACTCTGGTGGAGATACTCTCGGTGATATGCTTGGTTCTGGATTTGAAAATAATCCAAACAAGCCGGAAGGTGATGATAAGGGTAAGATTGTAGTCAATGTCACAAACAACTACAACAACTCTTTCAATCGAGATTCGAATAACACTACAACCAATACAACGACAACTGATGATCATTCTCAGGGTAAGGTTACAACGTCAACTGTTACAAACAATGAGTCGAATAATAACAGCTCACATGATAACCAGGTCGACAAATCTTCGAATAAATCAATAAAGAAGACATACGCAAATAGGGACTCAAAGTCAAGCACTTACTCAACCAACTCCTCAGGCTCTAACAATAATAATAATAGCAACGGAACCGTTGATACTAAGGATTCTGTAACATCGAAAGATAATGAACAGAAACTTTCCTCTGGAATGTCTGTTCAAGAAATGTTCATGTTCTTAGAATCCAAAGAGCCCCAATCAATGAGTGCCTATGCTAAACCTCCAAAAGAGGATCTATTGTCAAACACAATGTACAAAGCAATGGATAGGGATAGAGAACTTCTTAAAAACCAACAAGGTGCAAAGAAGACTGTCACAAACATTGCAAATACCGGTAAAGCTGTCCTGAAACCCGTTACCAGAACGAAACAATGGCTCACAAAAGTTGTTGATTCGTTGATAAAACGAGATGAAGACAAAGTTAAGGCCGAACTGCTCGAGAACGATAGCTACCGATCAATCGTATTCAAAGCTGCACGACTTTCGTTGAAGCTTGGACTTACAGCAATATTCTTCTCAATACAACCATATCTTGGCATGACATATGTTGCTATTGAAGGTCTTAGAATGGCCGACAAACACCGTCTCAAGAAAGAGATGGGTAAAGAGATGGAAGCAGAACTCGATATCATAAACGAAAAGATCAAGGATCTTGAGTCTATCGATACCGTGGAAGCTCGTAAACAAAAATACGAGTATATGCGTATTAAGAAGAAGGCTGAGGGTTACTTTATACGAAGCCTCGGAAGTGGCTATTTAAAACATCCAAAAGATGCATAATAGAAAGGAGGGAATACAATGTCAGGGGATTTATTTTTTATGGTAATGGAAGCTGATGGTGATGAACTACAACCGTTTGATTCGGGTGCTCCAGCTGATGCTCCCACTGCCGATACTCCCTCTGAAGACATTGCCCCTCCTGCTACTGATGATGCTGGTGGTGGCGATGCTCTCGATAGTCCTCCAGAACCAGGTGGTGATGATTCTATGGATTTCTCCATGGATGATGCTGGTGGTGAAGGAGATGATATGGGTGGTGGTGATGATTCTTCCAATAACAATGAAAATGATGAAGCAGACCAAAAGGATGAAAAGTTAGCTGATAAAGCGAATAACATTCTCAACGAAAGACTGTATAAACAGTTCGTCAATCGCAACAACGAGATTGAAGAGATCGTTGGTAATATAAAAGGCTTGACACCATTGCTTCCAATGGACGTTGTGAGAGGCAACGATCAATTACTTAACCATCTCAAATCTGCCCTTATAGAAGGACAAAATTACGTTATCAATGATTTCGTAGATTCTGGTTACGGTGAGAATCTTCTCAAATACCAACAACTGGACAGCTTATATGTAACTCTACTTAATCAGATTGATAAGAATCTTAAAAAGATCAAAAAATAATCTAAATTTATTCAAAGGAGTGTTTAATCTATGGCTTACAACAGAACTGAAATAGGTCATCGTGGTAGCTGGTTCCAAGAGCAGATGAACCTCATAAACAACTCTGCACCCGCGGAACTCGACGCACTGCGTGACACCTTCGATCAGAACTACAAAGAGACTGTAGAGTCAATTCAGCACACATACAACGGCATCAACGTAATGAAGGATGCTAAGAAGATGATGGACAACCCCGAGGTTATGCAGGAATACAAGACCCTCATGCTCGAGCCTATCATCCAGGAATTCATGACAGCTGCTGAAGAGCAGACCGATCCTGCTGAAAAGTTCCACCTCGAGAGCGTTGCAGAGCAGCTCAGCACTGCATGGGATGAGTCTGTAAAGAACTTCCTGGTACAGGAGTCTTACAATACAACAACTTATCTCCCTCTCTCAACTCTCGACTTCCCTGCACTGATCAAGCAGTACATTCGTTTCCTCGGTAAGGATATCATCCCCGTACAGACTGCTTCTTCTACACTCATCGAGCAGCGTATCTTCATGAAGTACCTCGTAAACAACCAGACAGGTGAAGAATACGAAGTACCGAAGGTATACTGGCAGAAGGAAGCTGACGGCACACCTACATGGAAGAAGCTCTGGAATGCTGGTAAGGGCATCAAGATCAATGACATTGATCCTATCCTTCTTTCTGATATAGCTGCAGCACCCAATAAGAAGTACGACATGTTCAATCACCTTCTCCAGGACGATGGTACACCGTATCCTGCTCCTGGTCAGCCTGGTGCATTTGAGAAGACTCTCAGAACACGTCTTTCCTATGACTTCAACAT